CGGTGGCCGTGCTCAGACATCCTTAACTCTTTCTGCTAGGAGGTCCAAGTTCATTGCACCTAAGGGTATTGGTAGTATCACGCTGGGGTCCTCTGCGATAAGCGCTGCCCTTAAGGAGAATTATCAGACTGGGACGAATCTAGTGTCTTCTTCAGAAGAAGCCTTCTCCTTGAATAACGTTAAGATCGGCCCTGACACAGGGGCGTACATCACCATTGGTGAAGCTGCCTCGATCCCTCCAGAGCCGGTAGACGACCCTAGGAACGATCCTTACGCTCCACTGATCCTTCGTCATGCTAAGACCGGTAGGATCATGGGTTACCCTAATGTTGTCCTGGCTTACACGGGTACCTATAAGCCTGACAAGAAAAGGCTGCAATCTGATCTTGGGCAAAAGACAGGTAAAGATCGTGGTACTGCTGCCTCAAACCCTAAAGCTAATACAGATATTGAGGCTAACAGGGACCAGAATTCTCGTGCTGCTGAGGAGGCTGTCACTCAAACAGATCGGAAAGACCTGATAGATGAGCACATGGCCAATAGGTACTTCTATGGCATGACTAGTGCTGGTGTCTACACATACCTGCATGATCAGTCATCCCGTAGCGGATCCATCCAAGAGATGGTGGCTTTGCCTTCCAAGAATATCATTCTGTCAGATGCGGCGAATGCTAAGGATAAATTTGGAGCTACTGCTTTCATCAGACCTGTCAGTGATGAGCGAGGTTTTGAGGTCATCGGCCACTACAGGTATGGTCGAGGTGTAGCTCTTCGAGATGGTAGTCTCGTGCTATCTAAGTCAGGGGTGAACTACAAGGCTTCAGTCACTACCCAAGTGGCTTTGTCTGGAGACTTGTATGCAAGCCTCAAGGCTCAAACTGCTGGGCTAACCTCAACTTCTAGCTATAACCCTTCTGATGCTTTAGCTAGGCTACAGCCTGAGGATACTATCACAGCAACATCCCTACGTAGCGACGGTACACCTAGACTACAAGTACCTAAGTCGGACTTTGTGGCTACAGCGCCTCTAGGTACTCTTGCTCAGGAAGGTGTTACCACTGTGGAGGCTTCACAGCTCTCCCGTGCTCTGACTTTGGCAGAACTAAGGCCTCAAGGGGACAACTCACAGTCTTCTTGCGGCTGTCTTGTCAACCGAGGAGACCTAACTTTCATCACCTCTGGATACCAGACAGGTTCAGTACTCAAGAAGTCTGCACAGGACACATCAGATCTTAGCTCAACCTCTGTAGGGACTGGTACCGCAACCCAGGAGCCTTTCGCTTTCGTGAATGGTGTTGCTTACGAGAGGGCTAGTAATACGAAACCGATTCCTGGGCTCATTGACGAAGATGGTTTCATTCTGAACCCCGATGGTACCAAGAAGGCTTATGACTTCAACAAGCCTCTACCAAAGTCTGTGGTAGAAGACATGAGGTCTGCGATTGTACCTCCTGCTGAGAACGTCCTCAACAAGGTGGAGGCTTATCTGATTGATCTGTATAAGGCATTGGATGAGCCTCACCAGAAACTTGAGGCTACCCTTCGTGGTACCACACTCCCTGGGTTCACAAGGGATCAGATTCTCAGTGGTGAAACCAACACATCCGACAACTTTGGGAGCCTGGCTCCACCATTCTCGCCCATTGGTAGGGATAGAGGTGGTGACCCTAAAGCTCTAGCGCTTCAAGGATCTACTGCTGTGTCCAACTTGGATAGGGCTTGGAAGAACTTTGGAACCGAGCTACAGAACAAGTCGGAAAAGGCAGAGCTGCAAAGCCAAGCTAAACAGCTTGAATCTTCTATCTACAAGCTGAATCGAGAGGAAGAGAAGCTAATGAAGGCCTCCAACGACGGGGCTACCGTGATCTCTCCTGACGGTAATGTGGTAGAGAGACTAGAGAGCATTAGAAACGATAGGGCGAAGGCCCAGGCTGATCTAGACAACATCAACCTCAAGATTCAAACGATTCCAAGCTAAAGCGAGACCTCTGGGATGAAAGACCTGATTGGAAAAAGCATAGGAGGGCAATTCTCGGATGATGATCGCAACCTGAAGGTGGCTATCATCCAGCGTGTGGATGAGATCAACATGAAGGTTGATCTCAAGATCATAACTGGTACCGCTGTTGAGCGTATCGAGGTTCCTCTTACCCAGGCAATGGTAGGTCCTAGATCTTTTCTAGGTGGTATCCCTGAGAAGAACAGTCTCGTACTCATTGCTTATCGTAGGATCCAGAACAAGGTCTGGGATGTAAACATCGTAGGGTATCTTGCTCAAGGCGCTCGTTCGAGCCTCCATTTCAACCCAGTTAGTCCTCAAGATTACAACGAGATCCCTGGGGATGATTCTACCTTCAGGAAGCTCTTTGGAGACACTATTCGCTTCAAGCGAATGTACCTCCAGCCTGGTGATGTTGGAGGTATGTCTAGTAGAGGTGGTGAATTCGCAGCCACTAAGGACTTTTCTGCGACCAACCGAGCTGGAGACTCTGTTGAGCTTAGGGATGATGACCGCACCTACGTACAGAACTCTATCCACAGTGTCTCTGTGCAGTCAGGTATACGAAGGATCGCAGGTCCTATTCGTCGAGGTGCTTTCTTCCTACCGGACGACATCTTCGAGTCCGCAGGGCTTCTGAAGTCTGACAAGACGGAACCTCCTTACTATGGCAGGGATGAACTAGCAGCCGCTGGTCCTGGTGTTGATGGATCACCATCGAGATTCGCTGACAGCTCTGGTAAAGTTCTCCCAATCTTCAATGACTTCAAGACCTACCCTCCAGTAACATACTCATCTGGACGTAGGGTACACTACCCTCCGACTGTTAGAGGAACCTCTGTTGACGATATCGACTCAGCTGCCATGGCTTATGTCGAGGACCGTCTTGAGCTTAGCCATACTACAGACCTGGTACAGGAAGTCCTCGAAGAAATCGAAGGGTTCTCAGTAGACAGGAAACTACCCTACATTGAGAAAGTTCTAGGTACTATTGTAGGTAACACTCTGAACTCCACAGAAGGTCAGAGGCAGTATTCCGAGATCCTCAAACCAAAGCTGTTCGAGGACTTCACGTCTAAGAATCCAGGTAAGTTCACTCTGGAGGCTGTTGACCGCAAGCCTACTAGCCCTGATATCGAAGCAAACACGGTAGCTGGAGCCTACCTACTTAGGATCAGACCTCCTGAAGGAACTAAAGGATCAGACTCTGCCTTCGTGTTCTCTGTATCCAAGCAAGGAAAGTTCTTCCTGCAAGCACCGGGGTCCACTGTAGAGTCGTTCCCTTCCGGCTCAAAGAACATCTCTGGAGAAGTGAACCTCCTAGGAGCCCTCAAGGCATTTATCGGAGCTTCAGCTCCTGACAGAGTTTCGATTCACCTAACCACAGCAGGTGGGGTCCATTTGGATTTAGGCAGGGACTCTTTAGGGAATGCCGTCACTGTCAGGTACCATAGCGGAGTCAAGTCTGTAGCTGATGGTAATCCTAACGAAGATGATTTGGCTCGTGAAGAGATTACCCGAGGTACCAAGTCCACCAGTATCTTCGGTAAGGAGCTGTCCGCTATTGATGGTAGTCGAACCGCAACCATTTCCGGAATGGAAAGGGTTGATGCTGACAGATACAACCTGAACGCTATCTCTGGCATGTCTATGAATGCCGGTGAGCTTTCCCAGATGATCTCAGGTAAGACTCAGATCAACTATGCCCAGCAGTACCAGGAGACTCTCGTTACTGGAGGTAAGATCACCACCATCATGGCTGGGGGTGACACTCAGTCAATCCTAGTCGGCGCCAAGACAACGAACGTCCTCGCTGGTACTACCAGTTTCAACAACCCAGCCGGATCGTTCTCAGTGAACGTAGGTGTAGGCTCTTATTCGACCACAGTAGGTACAGGGTCAATCACTTTCTCAGCTGGAACAGGAGCTGTCTCGATGGCCGCCGCAGCTGGTCTAGTAGCCTTCACGAGCGGCTTGGCTATGAATCTGACGGCAGGTGTAGCTATCTCGATGGTAGCCCCTCAAATCCTCTTTGGGGGCCCTGCTGCTGTACTTGGGGTTGTTCGAGGCACCCCTTCATTACCACCAGGCAGTCCTTCACTCGACATCATCACCAACCTCCCCTTGTTCGGGTCTGCTTTGGTCAGATCAATCTGAGCTATGCCGGTCATAGTCCCTTCAGCCACAGCGGATCTAACTATCCAGCTAGCAGGGTGCTCTCTCATAGGGATTGGCGCCCC